CGCCAAGGTGCCGGAAATGTCGATTTCGTCGGCGTCGAGCCCACCCTCGGCGTACCACTTCTCGACGGCCGGGTCGAACCCGAACTCGCGATTGAAGTTGTACGCGCCGTTGTACCACGGGGCGAAGTAGATGCGGCCGCCAGTCGTGATGTTGATGCGCAGCCGGGCATCTTCGTCGTCGTTTTGATACACGAAGCCGCCCTTAAAGGTGACTTGCCCCGTGAACACGTTCGGCGCGTTCTTGAGCGGCACGTTGTCGCCGACATCAAGAGTCGTGCCGGACAGTCTCAGATTCGGGCCAACAGACAAAAATGCAGCAGCGCCGGCGCTGTCGTCCCAAAAGAGCAGACGATCTGCATTAGGATCAGCAAGCGCTTGCAAGTCGCCGACAATGCCAGCGTTCGCGTCCGCCCAATTAGCAACGCGCAACGGCGTCATAAGAACGGCATTGCTGCTCTCGGCCCGCGCCTGAACCTCCGTCGCAAGATCGCTGCTGTCGTACTTGGACGCGATAGCGGTAGCAATCGCTTCGAACTCGGAATCGAACTCCGAGCCCTTGATGATCTTGTTAGGGTGGCCCCTCGGAAGCAAATCCTTGGAGCTGAAATCTGTAGACTGAGTGTAATCGCTCACGCGGCCATCCTACCGAGCTTGAACAGTAGCTTGATCTGCTGCAGCACAAAGTCGAATCCATCGACGTTCATGCGCAGCCCCACGCGCAAAAACTGTCCCTCTCCTTGACCTTCCACGNNGTTCTTTTGAAGAATCAGCCCGCCCGANAACTCATCCACATTGAATTCGGCCTCGCCCCACTCCGCCAGTCCTGCCGCAACGTGCGACGTGCGCCCAGTGAAGACTTCACCGGNAAAGTCAAACTCCCAGAGCCAGGAAATCGTCGTGTTGCCGTTGACCTGCACAATGGTCGGGATTTCTTTCAAAATCTTGAGACCGTTGGCGATAGTCGGGTCCTCGACCAGCAGCCACGGCGACGAATACTCNACGCTGTACGACTCGCCGCCGTCCTGATTGCCCTCGTATTCACCGACCTTCCCATCAAAGCCGAACAACAGGTCTCCGTTACGTCGCACGCACACGGACATAGGCATAAGATCAAACGTCCACTCCAGCATAGGAGCCACTAGAGCGCCGTCTTCGTCCGTGAACAGAAAGCGGGTGTCAGCGACGATGACTCGCCTCGCATCGGGCAACAGCAACAGGTAAAGCCCGTGCTCCGGGCTGTACGCACTTCGTATTGAAGTCGTCACCTGCTGTGTGAGCAGGTTCGACAGGTACGTGCGAATATTCTTACTAATCGTAACCGTCGGGTTCGACTTCTCGCGAATCACACGACCGAGAGCCTGAATCCCGTGCCGGCTAAGATACACGACATCGCCCTCACCGATCGGCTGTATGCTGTCACGCGCCACACATCCGGTGCCTTCGATGGTATCCACGACGTACAGCTGGTTCGGGTTTACGCCCAGCTCAGAGCCCGCCGCGTCGGTATAGAAGATGATGTGATTCGTTCCGAATACGATCAGGTTCGCGCCGAAGCCGATAACCGCCACAGCGCGGTCCATGCCCTGCGTCCAGACATTGCGCAGATCAATCGACCCGCCGCCGTCGCTCTCGCTCCACTTAGTCTCATCGAGCAGGGCGCAGTACTTGATGGTCTGCCCATCGTCGTCAATCACCCACAGACGGCCGAATGCAGCGCAGCCGGCAACTCCCCTGGGAGCAGTACCAGAAACTGCGACCAGGTCAGAGAAATCTCCGGACCCGTCGTACACAATCATCGTATGGTCTTCCTGAATTCCAATCACCTTGTCATTGAAGTTCAGGAACTGCCAGTTATCGGCCGTGGGAGCTGTGGACGGCGTGATATCGTTCGATGGGTCCGTGAAATCGGTTATGCCGGAGAAAATCTTCGTGCCCCCGGCAGCGATCATCTCGACGCTGGCATCTCCCTTCACGTACTCGTGCAGGACAACAATATTGTCCGACGCAGCGCCAATGGTCTGGTTCGTCCAGCCCTTGCGCGCCGCGATGCGGCCCTCCCGATTCAGGACGCAGTTGAGTGCATCCGTAGCCCACTCGGGACCAAGGAGATCATTTGCGCGCTCCTTGTTTAAACCACGTCGGCCGGGCGACGTGAGCGTTATCGGGAAAACTCGGGCCATTACTCGGGATATCCAGTGTCATCGGCTTGCGTGCGCTCAGCGACGATGTGTTCCCACATCGCGGCCTTAGCGTCTTCAGCTAGGGCGGAATTGGGCGCGCCCAACTCCTCGCCACGCTCAGCGTTTGCCATGTGCAGCGCGTCTAGCCACACGGCGTCTTCGGCCGGTATCGTCAGCGTCGTCGTCAAATCGTCAGCCGGCAGATCGTCCTGCGGGATGACGAATCGCATCTTGAGCGTGCGCGAGCNCCCCGGAGTCGGCCAAACCTTCAGCTGGACGTTGCTGGCCGTGCGCCGTAGAGCGAACACCTGGGGCCGCTGTTGTTCATCAGAGTCCGTAAAGTGCAGACGCTCAATCTGTTCCCAGGTNACTTCNCGCAGGCGAAATTCNTTCGCATCTGTGACATCGAACACCTGGGGCCGAGACCCGCGAATACGCAAACTGGACTCGTGTCCGCCGTACACGGGGTTCTCATAAAGAAGCCGCGAGCGCGGGCCAACATCCATGTCAGCCGCGCCAGCGGCCGTCAGATCGTATTCAGCCGTACCGCTCGTTAGGGAGACTGTCACGGTATTGCGCAGTGCGTGCCAATCCCACGCAGCTTCGACTTTGCGCTTCGAGCGGTTGAGCAGTTGCAGCAGGAGAGCGTGATACTGGCTCGGAATCTCCGTAATCTCGGAACCGAGAGTAGGCTTACGCAGCCCCGTCAGTACCTTGTTCAGTAGGTCCAGAGTCGTCGCCATCCTTACCCTCGGATTCCATTGCTTCAATCGCCTGCTTGATCTTCCATTGCAGCATCGCAAGCGGCTGGGCTTCTTGGCCCGAAATGGTTAGCCGCGAAGAGCTAAGCAGGACCAAAATGTTACGTAGATCAGCACTAGTAAGCACACGCCCCTCCGTATTTCACAGCGACCACGCCGCCGAGTAGCCCGCCGAGAATAGGCTCCATGTTGCTGCCTCCTATCGGAAGATGATCCCGTGGGCAGTGAGGGTGTTCTCTGTCTGGTTCAGGCCGCCGGTTGCGCCATGAGCGTTGATGATCGAGCCCTCGCGTACGCGAATGTCCGCAGAGTCGGCGCCCGTGTCCGGGTTCGCGCCTTTCTGTACGTTCGCGAGTGCACAGTTGATCTTGCTGCCCTCGCGCGCGACAACGCTGTTACCCCCGGCGCCAGTAGAGGTCCCCTCTTCACAATTCAAGGTGCTGGCGCGGTACGCGTAGAACCCGTTATTCGTTGGGTTGTTGGCCGTCGCGCCCTGCGCGTTAATCGTTGAAGCGATGTTTGCGAAGATACCGTGGTCCCCAGCGTTGTTCGCGGAGGCGCCTGCAGCGTCAATGGTCGCGCCGTTTACGGCGAATATGCCGTATCCGGCGGCGTCATTGGCCTCGCCATCGCGGAAGAAAATGTAGGAGCCATCGGCTTGCACGCCGTTTACCCCGGCTCGGTTTGCCTCCGCCGAGTCGGCATTGATAGTGCTGCCGCCGTAGGCGAAGATGCCGTATTCGCCAGCATCGTTGCATTCGGCCTGTCGCAGGTTGATGAAGCTGTTGTGCACCGCGTACGCGCAGTAGCGCCCGGCGCCTGACAACTGGGCCTCGGCGGCGTCAACCCGCGAACCATCTACGCATCGGATGCTGTCGCGCGAGGCGGCGGTGACGGTGCCTTTGTCGAACGCGATGCTCGAACTGCCTTGCGCGATCAAGCCGTCCTGCACGTTTGACACTTGCGCGAGCTGCGCGGAAATATTAGACCCGTGCCGCGAGTGTATTCCTATGCGCGCATTGCGGATTACCGCCTGGAACAGGTCCATGCGCCCACCCTGGTTCGCCAGCGCCCCTGCCTCCCCCGCGCCGTCGATCGTGACGCCGTAGGCCGCGATCGTGCCTCCGTGAGAGCAGTACAATCCGATGTTTGCGCTATTCAAAACGTACCCGTTTAGAATGTTCAAAATGCTGCCGTGGGTAACGTGGACGTTTCGGGTATGAGCGCTGCCGTCGAAGACCGCGCCTTCGGCTTGGACATATGAATTGCGGGTAACGTCGAGTGTATACAACACGGCGTTTTTGATCCCGCAACCCGGCCGGATCACCGCCAAAGAACCGCTGCTAACGTAGTAGCCGTTACCCCCCTTGTTGTGCATGTCGATGATCGTGGCCAAGGTCGGCATGCCCGCCGCGACGCCTCGACAGAAATCGCCAACGAAATCGTCAGCGACAAGGACTTCGGAGTCTTCACTGCTGATCCAAATGTGCCGGTAGTCGCCTCCCTCCACGACGATCCCCGACGACGGACGGAAGTCGCTCTCGATGTTTAGGACTGTCGTCACACCTGGGACGCGCAGCGGAAAGAGGTCAATGGCATCCTGCAACGTCTCAACATCAGACGGGATGTTGATCTTCACCTCTCCGTTCACGACGGGTTTTATTCGTCGCGGGTCGCCTGGCGGATAAGAGTTGTCGATTATGCTAACGCCCGCGTTACGCTCTGCGTCCGTGATCGGGTAGTGCGCCGTGAAGCGGCGAAGCAGTGCATGACGTTTTTCGACTGACATGGTTTAGAAAGAAGAAAAGGGGAGGCTCACGGACGGGCCTCCCCGTACCCGGATCAGGCCGGGACAATAATTGCCTGACAGCCAGCGCCCTTGTCGCTCGCCGTACCGCCGCGAAGCGTTTTGACGCCGAACACGCAATCCGCGACCATCAGGGTCGCAAGGTGCTCCAGCTTGTACTGCGTCTGGACCCGAACGCCGACCTGTTCCGCAAGGACAAGCGCTTCCTTCTGGAAAAGCAGCGCAGCGCGGTACTTCGTGGTCGTGTCATCCGCCGTGATCGTCGGGAGGTTGCTGGTCATGAAGATGTCCACACCATACAGACGACCAACGAGGCCGTTGCGGATCGAATTGGCCGGCCCCTGCTCCCCAACGAACGACTGCTCCGTGAACCGAGGCTCGCCGAGCAGATTGCGCTTCTCGACCGGCGGAATAACGAGGTAGCGGTTACGACCGGGAACGTCATTGTCGTCCAGGGTCTGGATGACTCGCCGCAAACCCGCGTCAGAGATAGCCGCGCCGTTACCCGCGTTGGAACTAGCGGAGGGGTCCCAAGGCGTGATGCCATCGGAGCCGATGACAGCCTCGCTGTACGCCGTGCCGCCGCCCCAGGTGGCCGCAAGATTAACGAGCGCCGTGTCGATCGCCTTGGACAGCGCGTAGCCCGCATCGTCAGTGTAGAACCGACGCATCGAGGCCAGCGCCTGAACTTCAGCGATGTCCTCGAACAGGCGCGCGTAGTGGTAGTGCTGGTCGAGATGGACCGTCACCTCGCCCGGCGTATCGTTAATCAGCGCAACCGGGGTAGCTTCCGCCTTTACAGTAGCCGTACCGCGAGGCGGGGTCGGAATGTGAATCGTATCGCCTTTCCGACCACGGTGCGGTAGCAGCGAGACAAGGCCGGCCATGACAAGGTTCGCCTTGTAGGCCGCCAGAATCTCCATCGACCACAACAGCTACTTCTGAGCTGTTCGACTGTAGCATCGCAAGAATTCGTTCTTGCGCCCTCTCACTCAGTCTGTGCGGGTCACGCTTCATCAGCTTAAGCTCGTCTCTCACGGCGTCCCGCACTTCTGTGCTGACTTGCCGGCCCTTAAGGTTCGTCTCCATCCAGAGAACGAAGCGAGCTTGTTCTTTCTTCAAGATCAGATGATTGACGATATTTCGTAGAAACTTGCAGACGTTCTTGTAGCCAGCCAGCTCCCAGGACAGCGAATCGTGATGATTGCCGCTGCCCTTACGACGAACAATATGCCCGCCGTACGAATTCTGGAGCGATAGAATAAGCTCCTCGGCGACCGCCGACATTCCGATGCGAACTCGGGGTCTAATGGACACTCCTTCGTGCCCTTTGGCTGTGATCTTCCTTACTTGAACGTCGATGCAGCCTTCGCCGTCAATCAATCCGGCTGAGTACTTCCACGGTAATCGCTTCATGCACGCTCCCGTGCGAACTGCGTAAGTGGTATGTCGTGTTCCCTCTGGTTCCGGCCTAACCGCCGGTTCCAGTTATTCAGAGAGGGTTTTACGAGGNCCGGTATGTGTCAAACCTCGGGGATGAACTTGTCAAGGTCCGTAACCCCCATTGCATTGGCCGTATCAAATGCCGCCATTTCTTGTTATTTCTCCTTACTGAGTGCGCAGGTGAAAGAAATCTGCGCGGATCGTTACTTCCTGTAGCGACCCTCCCTCATCGCGGCCAAAAGCTCCTTCTGGTACGCCTCGGAGTAGTACTTGTCGGGGTCCCGGAGCATCGTGTTAATCACGTCGCTCTGATAGAACACCTTCTTGCCGGCGTGAGCGTTTCCGCCTTGGCCGGGCTTCTCCGTTGCGACCCGACGCGCACCTTGCACACCAGTCGGGGCAGTGTCGGCGCCCTCGTCTCTGGTATCGGTGGCGTTGCCCTTCTGAGAGGCTTGCAGTTCGGCGAGCAGTGCCTGTCGCTCCTCCCAGCCTTCCATCAGCTCGCGCATAGCCCCAATGTCTTCCTGGGTTAGGGCTCGATTGACGAGCGCGATCCGTCTCGGCGACTGAGCGACCCATTGCTGAAATGCGGGGTCGTTGCCGATTTGTACGTAGTTCGGGAAGTCGCGAACGAAACGCTCCGCCTCCGTTTCCATACGTACACGTCGCACGTCCTGAACGACTGGACCGAGCTTTTCGTCGAGTACTTCATCCAGAACGGCCCTGATGGCGTCTTTAGGCCGAGCGATGAGATCGTCGCCAGAAATTTCGACGGGCTTTCGAGTCGTCTCCGGTTCCGTACGCGATGCAGTACCCAGCTGTTCGGCGAGCGATCGCCAAGTAGCGGCCTCTTGCCTTACATACCCAACCTCGTTGCGAAGTCGTCCAAGTTCGCTTTCGAGGTTTATGTACATCTCGGCCAGCTCTTTCTGCGACTTGCCTCGAAGTTTCTCGGGCAAATCGTCCTGGGTTTCGTGCTGCTCCGAACCGGGCTCATCGGCTTGGCGGTTCGGGTCTTCGCGGTCTTCGGCTTGCGGATCGACAACGATTCCTCGTGCCACAGATTCTCCTTTCAAATGCACACCGGCCCGTGGAGTGACGGGTTAGCGATGGTCGTTGGATAAGATTCACGAGGCGGCTTAACGAATAACATCGGCTCCAGCGGAGCCCCAGCTATCCGGGCCGTGTTCGCGCTCGCGGCGCTCCTCGTAAATCTTTCGTTGCTCACGTACACGCGCCCACTTATCGCCCATCGTCGGAAACGACGGATCGACACCCATGCGGGGATCGATGCGAGGCGCTGATATGAGCCTTGTGCCAGTGCCGCCGCACTTCGGACACGGGGCCTCGTATACATCGGGCTTAACCATGTCGTCAAAGACGGACGTGCATTGCTGACACCTGAAGTCGAAAAGCAAGAATTTCATACGTCGGGCCGCGAGACTTCGCGGTTATCCTCCATCTGTAATTCGCGCTCTTCGATAACGGCGCGCTTTTGCAGTGCGATCTGCTGGGGAATCGTAAGGTACTCCTCCAGCTTCCTGCACAGCGCTCGCGCCGCTAGTATTTCATCCCAGGACTCTGCAGACCAAAAGGCGCGCAGTGGGATGTTGTCCAGGTCTCTGCGCCAGTGCTCGGATAGCGCTCTCCAAGCCGAGCTTTCAAAGACCTCCTCGAACCCCGAGAAGTATGCCTTCTCGGAGTCCGTTAGAAGTTCATCCTCCAATTACTTGCTCCCGGATGCGGCCGACTTACGGGCCGCGATGTCAAGTCTGCGGGCTTCCAGTTCGAGCTTGCGCTCCTGCTGCTCCACCTGCCGTTCCTGTACAGCAACTTCCTGTCGGTCGATAAAGTGCCGCAGGTGCTCAAGCAGAACTTCGTCATCCTTGAACTCGGCCTCGATTTGCTTCAACAGCGCCTCGGCCTTGGCCTTATCGCCCTGTGCGAGCTTCAGGGCCGTGTCAGCGCGCATGTTGCGCACGTTCTCAATCATGCCCTGCAACTCGGCCATCTTCGCCGCCTCGGCCATCTGCTGCTGCCTCGGATCGGGCCTCATCATCGCGTCGATCGTCTTCACCAGCTCCGACTTAACCGGGCTGGACGACTGCTCAAAGATAGCTTTCAGGATAAGCAGGTAGGGCGGGCTGCCTTGTTCGGTGAACTGCAACAGATTCACCATGAACTGCTGCTCAAGCTCGCGGGCAACCATGCCCATCGTGCCCTTCACCTGGAACTTGAAGTCCGCCGGGTAGCGATCCGGCTCGAACTGCATCTTGCGCCACAAGATGCGGCGCACCATCGTCGTCAAGAACTCCTCGATGTTGTACATCGTGCGCTTCGAGAGCTTTCGGAGTCCGGACACCGTAATGGCGCCGCCGACGCTGGATTCGTCTCGCACGTTCTGCCGGAGATTCGCCGGGTCGCGCGCGCCGGTCGCGTCTTGAAGCATGCGCTCCAGTGCGGCGGCGTGCTCGAACGTGCTCAGGTTGATGTCGCCGAAGCGGAATTCCTTCAGCGCTGCATTCGGGTCCCCCATCGTGCCCCAAAACTTTCCGGGCCACACGTTGAGGTTCATCTTCGGGGGCAACTTAGTGATGTCGCCTGCGAGCATCGGGTTATTCACCCAGGCTAGCGCGTCCGATCGGCTGCGCAGCTCGGCATCCAGAGCCTTCTGCGGATGATACGCTTTCTCCATCACGCCACGGCCCCAAAACCTATTAGGTACCGTGTCATGCTGATACGCAATGATCGCGCGATCATCCATCAGCGACGGATTAGCGATGGCTCGCAGCAGCACGCCCTCATCGGCAATCGTGATGATTGCCTCCGTCATCGTGTCCATTTCGAGCGTATCTGCTAGAGCAGGGCGCTCTATTCCGTCTCGGGCTTCCGCGACCGCCGCGACCAGTAGACGCGTAGGCACGAGCCCGTGATACTCCGTGATGAATGCCGCCGGCGCCTGTCCGCGACCGTGGTCTTCCTCGCTCCTATTCTCCGTGCTGTACTCCAGGTGCGAGGAGCCCACAACAACGTTCGAGTAGTACGTACCCTCTCGCTGGCGCTTCCAAATCTTATGCAACGGCATACGGAACTCGTGCGCGCAGCCGAGCATGTCGTCGATCTTGTTGGCGCTCGGGTCCGGCACGAATTGCCCCGGCTCGACCGGCACGGGATAAATTTTCACCTTCTCGGTGACAATCTTCCGCATTCGAGCTACGCCATTTTCATCCCGCACGACCTGCGCGGTCGGGCGTAGCTCAACATCGATGTTGATCTTAGCGATGCCCGTGCCGTAGAGCGCTCCATTCAGAACGATCTCGATGATCGTTCCGATGATGCCGTCTTCGTACAAGTCTTCGAGCAACTGAGCGCGGATACGCTCCGCGTCCTCCTTCTGCTCGTCGGCGATATCGTCGGGGATGTCCATGAATTGCTCCCGAGCGAAAATCGCCTCGATGATTTCAGCAACTGTCAGGTCAACAGCTGCCATAGAGGCCGGCGAGATCAGCTTCGAGCGTTCAGAAGGACGCTTCTTGTCATTAGGCACCCACTTACCGCGCCACGTGTTGTAGTAGTCGTCCCAGCGCTCCTTGTACGCACTGTCGCGAATCGCGCGCCACTGCGACACATAGCCCATCACCCAGCTGACAAGCTCGCCCGCCGCAGACGGGCGCTCGTCATCTTCCGGGAGAGGCGCAGCCTCGCGATCAACTGCAACAGTAGCCATCAGTAACCCGATATCTCATCAAGGGGCTCGAAGCCGGTTTCGTCAAAATCGTCGAAGTCGTAATAAGTAACAACCTGGGGCGCCATCTGATCGACGTAAGAGAGTGCGTCCAACAAGTCGTCGTGTGCGCGCGGATCGGGGAAGTCCACTGCTTCCTCGATCAGTACTTGAGCCCAGCTTTTCGTATCGTTTGGGTCCGCGTTGAGAATGATGCGGCCCTTCTCCACTCGGCCGGCAAGCGCCCACTCGATGCGGTCGGCCTTCGCCTTGTTGCCGTGCGTGAGCGGGATGACGTTCAGCGGAACGTTGTACTCACGCGCATACTCGGTGAGATAGCCGGCGATGGCGTTCTTCGCCATGCCCTTCTCGATGCCGACCGACAGAACGTTGTGATCGGCAGCGGCCTTAACTATTCGGAAAGCGGTCTCGCGCGCGCTCCACTGCCCATAGATGATTTCCTTCACCCACCAGAAATGCTGAGCCTTCCGATCATCTATCGGAACCAGCTTGGTGATGCAGATGGCGCTGTTGTCGCGCTTCTTCAGCTCCGACTGTCGTTTACCGTGCTCCGTCTGGAAGCCGGCCAGATCGACTGTGATGACGTACGATCCGTTCTTAGGTTCGTTCGTGTCGAACTTGAAGTCGTCGGCGTTGAAAATCCTGCCGGAGCGGGTGATGAACTTCGCCTCAAGCTCCTGCATCTCCTGCTCGCGCGACAGGTCGAACTTGATGTCTTCCCGCTCCTCCGGATCGATGAACGGGTTGTCATCCGAGCTGAAATTGAACGCGTACCAGTTCTTACGCGTCCCGTAAGGCGGGCAGGACTGGAACAGCTCGAAGAAGTGATTCTTGCCCTTCGGCGTTCCGATGAATAGCGCTTCGCCCTTCACGTCCATAAGTGCCGGGCGAATAATCTCCGGCCAGACATGCGGAGGCATGTCCGCATACTCGTCCAGGACCGCGAAGCGCAGCTTCATGCCGCGCGCCGCGTCCGGATTGTCCATGCCGAGTAGACGGATGCGGACTCCGTTCGGCAGAGTAATGACCGACGTGTTCTCGTGGAACGTCGCGCCTATACCCCGCGTGAAGTCCTTGAAATAGTGCCACGCGTTACGTCGTGCCTGCTCGCGATCGACACCGATGTACACGACCTCGGAGTCGCTTCGCAGCTTCACCCCCGAACGGTTTTCTTCGGCAAGTCCTGAGAGGATGCACTCGATTACGGCAAGGATTGTTTTTCCAAATCGTCGGCCGGCCGCGACCACCTTGAATCGCGCTGGATGATCATGGATGATCCGCTGGGCGGGATGCATTGCAATTTGTAGCGTAGTCATGCAGCCCCTAGTTGACGCGCTCGCGCGCCGCAGTTATCCGTGACCAGAGCCCAAACGCCGCGTCCAACGAGCTATTAGCGAGTACCCTCTTTCTTCGGAGGCGTCTTGTATCCCTTCCCAGACGCACCGCCGTCTTCAATACGGTTGGCGATGCTGACACGACCGCCGCTGGACAGCTCCTTCGTACCGGCAACACCCTGGCCGTTGACGTGATCCGTGCTCTGATTCTTCTCGTTAGACATCGATTTCCTCGTACTCGGCATCGTCGATAGTGCGCGCCGCCGGCAGATTGCTTCCCACGACGGCATCCTTGATGACGACCACGAGCTGATTCGGGCCGTCACTTGTATCGCTGGCGTCCTTCGGCGCCGTCAGCAGCTTGTCGTACAGTGCCTTGAACGCAGCGACCGCTTGCTTATCCTCCCCATTCGCGATGATATCGAACATGCGGTCGATGCCATCTAGAACCTTCGGGAGGTTGTCTTCGTTGGAGATGTACGCGCGAAGCGCGGCTTCCAGAGCCAAGCGCTCGCGAGTAACGTAATTGCGCAAGCCCTTAGGCTTGCCGTGCGGATTCCCGGATTGACCGCGAACCCAGCGACCCAGGCTGTCCCGCCCACGGGGCGGGATCAAAGGGTCTGTGCCGGCGGGGGCAGGAGGGGACGGGGGAGCATCCCCCGCCGGCACGACCGCATTTGTATCGGGCGCCTTTGCGGCGCCGCGCTTTTTCTTAGACATAGCTCCCCCTAGGCCAATCTCTTATCCCAGGTATGTTTCGTTGCCGCACGTGCTACAAACGAGCAATCGCACCATCGTATTGTTCTTGGTCGGACGCATGATTTCGCTCAACGTTCCAACCTCCATGCAGCCCGAACACTTGACGTGTGCGTACGGTCCAGCAGGACGT